GTGTGGTATAAGGAGCTAGTTCTATGTAGAATTCCCTGAAACATGCCTGATTGTATTTCAATCTTATTTCCAAGTCGCTGTGTGAAAATGCCTGACCCCAACTGATGCTCAGTTTTAAACCTACTGAAAAGCGACCCTGTTTTCATGTCTCTATTATGAATTAAAACCGCGGTGAGATCTAACGGGAAACTTAATCTCTTTTTGGGCCACAAACTCAGTGCCGTGTGTAGAAATGGTTTCAATTCTTCTGGTGCCACAACTTCTATCATTGCAGCAAAGTGAGATGTGTGGTGAGCCTGACACCATTTCGATGCATCAGCTGACTTGCTGTGTACATTGAATGTTCCTAGAGAGGATCTGCTCTTTGAGTAATGATCTTTAACAAAAAAATCTTTCGTATCAGGGTTACAGGTTGTTTCAGATGGGAAATATTTACATAATACCTTTGAGAACATCTCAATATAAAACTGAACAATTCTTGCTGACACCTCCAAGACATGAATCTCTCTATCTCCTCCATGCTGAGGCTTTGGAAAGCAATCACTGTCAAAGTACCCTTTGGACACTAAATTTGATAGACACCATGGTAGCAATTCAACTACATGCTTTGGGTCCCTATTGTGCTGAGCTTTAAAATCCGCAACAAGGGTGATAATTGATTCTATCATTTTGGGACGCTTTTTTGATTCCTCAGGGTTGGACTTCATCAATATATCATGAATCTGAGAGACAGTCTTATTATCAAGTTCCCCATTTAAATTAAATGTCTGGGGATGTTTTCTAGAGGAAGCTTTAAGGGTTGCAAGAACACCAAAGTTTGAATAAGCTGCTTCCTCCAGGAAGTTGTTATATAATGTTTTTTGATAATTTTGTCCTAACTTGCTAGTTAGAATTTCTTTAAAAGAATGGCCAAAAAACTTCAGCAAAGATCGATGAGAAGAAAACTTAGGTGTCTTCATGCTTGATGTAAATGCCTCTACCTCGGCATCCCGAAACTGGTACTCATTTTCCAAAATCTTGGTTAAAACTTTGAACATTCTACTCCCCCCACGCCCCCTCTCTTTAGACACAACATAACCATAATAAAATTCATTAACCTTCTGAGGAAGAGAAACCTCTATGTCGGCAAATAAACTACTGATATTCTTATAATCATAGAGAATCATATCCCCACTATAATAAGGTATTTTTAGTATCTTTTGCTCAGAGTATTTATCCATTAAATTAATTGTTCTCCAAAGGTAATAAACAGTTAGTCGTGATAGAAGAACAGAAGGCAGTCGTTCAACGAAACCCCATGGGTTTGGATTCACATCTTCTAACAATTTCATGAATAAATACCTCTGAGAAGTGATCAACTCTTCGATATCCGTCTTGTTGTTTAGATACACCAGCAGGAGAGATTTCACTGACTGCTCTGAATATGTAGTTTGTACAATCGGATTAGTTTCGCAAGCTGATTGCAGGTGAATCAATAATGAACCTATATATGGTCCACACTTTATAAAATGCTCAATGGTTGGTTCATTGTAAGAACAAAAATCAGAAATCCAATAATCAGAGCAGTCATACAATCTAGGTCCTATTCTACCAGTTTCTAGTATTACGGCATTGGTTTTAGGAATACAGTAACTGACAAATAGATGTCCCTTAGGATTGTAAATCAGCAAACTAACCCCATTTTTCAAATCCTTGCGAATGAATAATCCTTTAT